ATGTATGGCCCTCCTCGGGTATAAATAATGACCTTATCTTAGGTCCAAGATCCTTGTTTCTTGCAGGAATCTGCTGAAGATTCGGGTTTTGATAACTAAATCTACCTGTCACTGTACCACCACCTGCATTACGCAATTGATTTATCTCTGCATGAATTCTACCTTTGTGTTCGTATCTAAGAATAGAATCTATAAAAGTTGTGTGTGCTTTGTTAATCTCTCTTGCTTGTGCAATCATATTTACAACAGGGTGTTTATGCTCTTGTAAAAAATTTTTAGTAAAAGATGGTGCTTGTGTTTTATCTGTACGTGGATACTCCAACCTTAACATATCAAAAACATTTGCAATAGATCGAGCCGCCCAAATCTGTGTATCAATGTTTGTTTCTTTTTTTATTTTGTGAAGTAGTTCTTGTTCAGCTGTCTTCATTTCTTTTTTCATTTGATGTGCACGTTCTATATCTACACGTACACCCTTAAATCTCATGTCGACTAAGCAATGAAACAAATCGGATTCTAAATCAAATATATCTTCTAGGTCCTGACTAATAATTTCTTTTTTCATTTCTTGCCAAAGACCAAACGTAGCTTCAGCATCACGTTCAGCGTATGCACCAACATGCATAGCAGGTAGTTTGTACATTTCTGATTTTGGATCTATACCCCACTCTTCTGCAGCTTCTGCAAGTGCCGCTTCGTTTTTACCATAACCAAGATAGTGCCATGATAAACTATTTAAATCATATCTAAATCTATTCTCATCGGTTAACGCAGATGCAATCATTGTGCAGGCTATATCACCATTTATTTTAAATCCCATTGCCCGTAACCAACATACATCGTAGATAGCATTGTGAAATATTTTGGTGGATGGAGATTCAAGTATGTCTTTTAACCATGCCAAGACTCTTGATTTGTCCATGTTTCCACCACCTTCGTGTGCGATAGGAAAATATCCTTTGTAAAAACTTGTAGCAACAGCAATGCCAATAACTTCACCATTACCAATAACAGAACCAGATCCTTTTTTAATCAAGTCAGGATCTTTTGTCTCTAAGTCAATTGCTATTTCATCTACATCACGTAGGTCTGGAAACTCAGTGGGTTTTACCCACTCAGTTGGCGCTTCGAACTTTGGTATTTTCATAAATATGTTTTTTTAATATTAGTTTGTTTAGTTTTTCTTTGTTTGAAAAAGCATATAAAGACGCGTCATAACTTTGTGGAAATATTTCCCATGTAATATCTTGATTAGAATCTACTCCTAAATAAATTTCTAATTGAAACTTATATTTTTTATTCACTGTAATATTTCTTTTAACCATTGCTTTCGTCGGCATAATCTCTTTCAATTATCATTTCTAAAAAATGTATCGCTTTCAATATGTCTTGCTTCTTTCCTTTATCACGGTGTCTGATTGTGTATTTTATAACACAACCTTCAGGATATAACAACTCATTCTCAGCCACAAACTTACTAGGCTGAATTTTATATTTTTGATAATGATTCCCGCCGTGCTGCTTATCCCAAACTTTCGATGTCATAACCTCGGTCCTCCTGTGTTGGTGTTAGTATGTAAAGATTTTGTTTGGTCCTGGTAACTCCAACATACCAAACTCTATTTTCTTCATCTGCTTTATCTTGACTTTTTTCTAACGCTTCTCGTATTGTTTTTGTATTATCCAAAATTAATAAAACATTATCTGCTTCTCCACCTTTTGCAGAATGTATTGTTGATAGTTTTATTCTTGCATTTTTTGATAGTTGTTCTTTGTGACTTAACATTTCACGAATGTATAAACATTCCTCTGGATCTACTGTGAATGCTTCATACCATTCGATAGATGTACTTAAACCAAACTCAGTCAGGTCGTACATTTTTTCGTCATCAACTTGTTCTGTTGAACCCATGTAAGATAGAATATCTCTTACTTCAGACAAAGACAATAGTTCTCCCTTTTGCCATCTGATGTAGTTTAGAATACTTCTAAACAAGGTTGCCTTAAAACTTTTTCTATTTTTAAATTCAAAATAAACACCTCTCTCTTTCAATATTGGTTTTAGTTTAGAAAGTTTATCATTGTATCTTGCAAGTATTAACCAATTGCCCTCGTGAAGTGGGACGTCTTCAATATCCGTCATGTAATGTATTTCTCCCTCTTCCTGTCTTGCTTGCCATGTTTTTTTTATTCTTCTCTCGTCAGGTATTCTGTCTAAAATTTTATCTGCAATATTCTGTACAGATTTTGGAACCCTGTAAGATTGTGGCAAAACTATGTCTTTTTTTGAAATCTCCTGCTGAAATTTTTTTACATCAGCACCTGCCCAGCCATATATTGCTTGATCATCATCACCGGCTAATATAACATATTTAGAATTTTTCTTGATAATATCTACCATTTTCCACTGTATTGGAGAAAGATCTTGGGCCTCATCAATAAATGATACGTCAAATTTTGGACACAGTTCCGACACATTAAAACTTTCTATCATGTCAGTAAAATCAACCAATTTAAAAGCTTGTTTGTAGTTATCTACCTCATCTTTTAAAATATTTAATATTCTTTTATCTAAGTCTTGAGAATACATATCTGTATTGTACTCTTCTTCAACCGTAATTCCTTTGATTCTTGCGGCATTTATTAAATTAAAAAATTCACTATTTGAATCTACAAACCCCGTCTTTTCTTGACCATCTGAATATACGGTAACTTCAACACCTATTTTTTTACCTATGTCTTCGTAGTGCTCTTCTTGCATAACCTGTGATTTGTTTAAACCTAACTGAGTAAATGCTAGTGAATGTAGTGTTCTAAAAAATTTAAGATCTTTTCTTTTATATTGAGGATATGAATCTAGCATTCTGTCAATAGCTTCGTTTGCAGCTTTTGTTGTGAATGCAAAATATCCTATTTTATCAATAGGTGTGCCTAATTTTAAAAATGTTTTGACATACTTTAATAGCTTTGTTGTTTTCCCTGTTCCCGGAGGCCCGTATAGTTTACGACTAATCACATTATCTCCGTCTTGTGTTTGATTTGAGTGTGATGAATTGGTACCTCTTCAAACTCTTTTATATTTATTTGTATAATATTTTTTGTAGATGAATTATATTTACCTGTTTCTTTTGATGGGAATCTTTTCTGTTCTAAAAATTCTATTTCACATTCTTTATATATGACCTGCATCATACGTCCTGTTTTATCTTCACTGTGTCTCCAGTTTTTAGATTTAAGTTTATCGAAAAATTTATCGAACTTAAAGAAAGCATAATCACCCTCGATCAATACTGATCCTGTTTTAAATGCAGCATCGTTCGTAGCCTTGGGTCCATTTATTTTTGCATGTAACACATCATGTAATTTTTCTTTTGGTGATGTACCAATAGGTGGGTGCACAACTTTCTGTGTTGCATACAAAGCATCCATGACAGCCTGCTCCTCATCACCTTTGATTAATGGTGGAAAGAATCCTGCAGCTTTTGAAATTGCATTTCTTCTTTTACGTTGATCGTTTAAATGTTCTACGGATCTACAGTGAACTGTTGCAGTTTTAATACCATCTGGTTTTGTTACATCAAATTCATATTCAGGTTCCGGATCTAAATCTATTTTTTTAAGATTAGTTAACAATGGGTAAGATCCTTTTGATCCAGCTAACACACCAAATTTTTTCTTAACACAGATACCTTTTTTACAGTGTTCACTCAAAGGACTTTGTGTGCAGGTATAGCCTTTTGAACTTCTGTTCCATGATTTTACTTTTTGATTTAAAAATTTTTGATCCCATGCATTTGCATGTACACCTGCAAAATATTTAACTGGTGCATTCATGACTCTTTGTTGCCAGTTGTCTTGGTATTTCATTTTAACCATGACGTGATAGTTATACATAAATCTATCTTTGCCATCAAAGTCTGGATTCTTTGCAAGTTTAGATATTGCAGCTAAACAAGGTGGACCTTCAATAAATTCCTCATCAACACCTTCCATACTTTTACTTTCAATTCCTTCTGTAATTTCTGTAAGTCTTTCTTTTGTAACCAGGTTAGCAGATATGACCTGCATAAACTGATCTAGGGTGAATGTTTTACCATCAACATTAACTGCTTTTCGTTCTTCTCCAAAGTATGGTAAATTAATAAACTGCCCTGGTCTAAGCTGGCCTGTCTCACTATCTTTAGTAAGTTGTGTTTGTTTTGGAAATATTTCTGTGTCTTGTTTTAATCTAAATAAAGAAAGTAGGTTTGTTAAAAATGCTTTTATTAAAGACGCTTCTACCATTTTGTCTAAAAATAAAAACAAATGAAGACCACCACTTTTTGATTCAACAGGTAGTAAAGGTAGCTGATATTCTTGTATAATGTCTATGTAGTTTTTCTTATTAAAATTATCGTAGTCTTTAGGGTCTATATCAATGACGCCAAATCTTACCTCACCATTTTCAGTACATGGTTGTATACCTATTGATAGTTTTCCTTCTAGATGTTGTTGGTATATCTCATCAGTAAGCTCTTCAAAGTTCCATCGATACACCGGTTTCTTTTTTCCTGTACCTGAATCGATGTAAGCGTCCGGATGATCAAAGTCAGCAACGCCGTAGGCATGCCTATATCCTGTAAAAAATTCTATGTATCTTTTATCCATAACAATACTGTCAGTGGGCCGTAAACTCTCGCCTCCGGCCCACCGTGTGCACATACCCCGTAGGGATTATATAATGCTTTGATCTTTCGGTTTGTCTTCGCCGTGTTTAGCTTGAACAGATCCTTTAGATATGTTTTCACTAAACGTTTTGGCTTGGCCGTATAAAGATTCATCAGTTACTGGACCAACCTTACTTACTTCCCATCCAAACCACGTACCTTTATCGTTAGACATTTGCGTAGTTTTTAGTTTGTAAATGTGGCTGAAAGATGCTGGCGTGAACAACCCGTTCTTGCCTTTCAACTTA